CAGCTTGCGCAGATCACGAAGCAGCTGACCAAGCTGACGAAGCAGGCCGAGCACGATGAGCAGCTCGCCATCATCGACCGCATCGCGCTTAGAGGCCTGCAACACGCCGAAGGGTTGCTCAAAAAGGCCGGCGAGGACGGGTACAACCCGGATGCGGATGTTCCGCTCGCTGACGCCACGACTCGCAGCCACTTCGGCATGAAGGTCTACCAGCAGATGATGGCCAACAAGCGCGAGGGCATGGCCACGCAGCGAGCCCTCGGCGTCGTGCTGCTTCAGGGCCGCAAGAGCGAAGCGGACTGGAACGAAGAGGCGCGGCGGGTTGACGAGGAGCAGCGGCACGCGCAGGCAATCGACGTCGCGGCCGAAATCATCAAGGAAGAGGGCATCGAGTGATCATCGACGGGCCGGACGGCAAGCCGATGCGTATCTCCTGGCCAAAAGGGGAGCGCGTCGATCTGCGCGAGGCCGACAGGATTGCGATGAAGGCCGTTGAGTCAGTCGCGAAGAAATGCGGCCATCGCCATGCGCTCGTCGTGTTTGTATTCGACCAGGACACCGGAGATATCGGGACCGCAGAGTTTGGCACCGCGGATGCGGTCGCTGAGCTTTCTGTGCATGTTTATCGCGAGACGGCGCGCGTGCACAGAAAGCTGGTCCGTAAAAGCAAAGAGCTCGACAAAGAGAAGATGCGCCGGTTGGCAGACGACGGGGTGCGCATCAGGAAAGAGTTAGACGAGCGAATATCTCGTATGACAACGGTTACCTCCGACGACTTGAACAGGAGAAGTGACTAGGTGATCGAGAAAGACTCGACGCCTATCACGCTGATGGCGAACGGTGAGCCGCCGCCGTTTCTGATCCCGTTCTGCGCGTCGTGCGACATGCCGGTTGAAGAGTTCACCTTCTACCCGTCGCAAGATCCTGAGCTGATGTGCTTCGAGGCACGATGCCACGGGCGGACGCAGGCGTGGCGTCTGTCCATCGTCGAAGCCGATTGGCGGCACCGAACGCAAAACCACCTCGTGCTGTTCAAGCGCAAGGAGGGCTTTGACCGTGTCCGCTGAAGCCGTTCGCTCGCTCGACGGCCGCGAAGTCATCTGGCAAGCGCAGCCACGCCAAGCGGTCGCGCTGTCGTGCCCGGCTCTAGAGCTTTGCTACGGCGGCGCTAAGGGCGGCGGCAAGACGGACTTTCTCGTCATCGCGTGCATCTACCAGATTCAGCTGTGCCACGAGAAGTGGATGGCGACAGGTCGAAAACAGCGTGGCCGCTACATCATCTTCCGAAAGAACCTGAAGAATCTGGCCGACATTCTCCAGCGCCAGGAGGAGATTTACCCGGCGATTGACCCGAAGGTGATTCGTCCGACGCAGCAGAAGAACTATTGGGAGTTCTCGTCAGGCTACCGCGTGGAGAATGCGCACCTCGACGGCCCGAACGACCACCTCGGCTACCACGGCCAGGAGTTGACCGGCCTCGGCATCGACCAGGCCGAAGAGATCGCTGAGGCGGTCTACTTGTTTCTCACGATGCAGGTTCGCTCGAAGGACCCTGACATGCGCAAGTTGCTGTTCGTGCGTGTGACGGCGAATCCTGGCGGACCGCACGCCGCGTGGATCAAGTCGTACTTCATCCAGGGGTGCAAGCCGCACAACACGATCATCAAAGAGACGGTGACGCTTCGGAACGGAAAGAGACGCGACGTCACCAAGGCGTTCGTTCCGGCCACGCTCTATGACAACAGGTACTTGGCAGAAGACGGCGCGTACGAGGCGGCGCTGATGAAGCTGCCCGAGCACCTGCGGCGCATGTACCTCGAAGGCGACTGGGATGTTGTGGTTGGAGCGTACTTCGCTCACGTATGGCGCCGCGACGTCCACGTCATCCCGTCGTTCTCGATTCCGGCGAGCTGGCCCATCAAGTTCGGCCTGGACTGGGGCACGTCCGCACCTGCATGCACGCTATGGGCGGCGCGCGACAACGACGGGAACATCTACTTTATCGACGAGCTGTACCGGCCTGGCATCACGGGGCGCACGTTCGGCGAAAAGATGATGGAGAAGCTGAACGCGCAGCGCTGGTCCAAGGACCGCAAGTACGCCGTGCGCGACATGTACGGGCTGATCGACCGCCAGGCCATGAACGCCCCGAGCGCGGCCGACGTCGCGGCGACCGCTGCATCAGGCATCGCGTGGTGGGGCTGGCGGCTATACCCGGCGAACAAAGACCGCAAGGCCAGCATCGAGCAGTGGATGGAGCGGCTGCTACTCGGCGCGAACGGGAAGCCGAAGGTGTTCATCTTCGGCGACCGCTGCCCGAAGCTGGCGAGCACGATGCCGCAGCTCATGGCCGCCGCCAACGATCCTGAGGACGTCGACACGAACGGCGATGACCACGCGTTCGACGCCGCTCGGTTCGTGCTGATGGACTGGCCGCTGAACGACAAGCGGCAGAAGCCGGTTCAGGGTGACGCGGACGTAGAGCGATGGCTTGAACTCGCGCGCAAGCGAGAGGCTGCCAAGGTCGAATCTGACTTTCAACAGACGGGATACGGTGACTGATGGATGCATTCCAGGACATGACCGCAGAGCCACCGCCCGAAGGCGCAGCCGAGGTGCCTGTCGCGCAGCCAGAACCGCGGCCTCCGACGGGACCTGCAACACCGTCCGAAGACGTGAACCTCGTCGGCGCGCTGACCGAAGAGGAGCGCAAGCGGATCGTCGACATCACGATTCGCGACTTCGACGCCGACGTTGATTCGCGCGAGCCGCGAATGCGCCGCTTGGCCGAGTTCCAGGGCCTCTACGCGTCGGTGATGAAGGCGAAGGCGTTCCCGTTCCGCAACGCCGCTAACGTGAACCTGCCCATTCTGGTCTATCCGCTGCTTCAGGTGCAAGGCCGCCTCTATGACATGGTCTGGCCTGCCAACGGAAAGATCGTCTACTCGTCGCCGACGAATCTCCAGGACGTTGGGCGCGCTGCCGTCACGGAACTGTTCGCGAACAGCTACCTGCGCCACAAGATGCCCGAGATGCCGCAGGGCATGGACGACACGCTTCACCAGGTGTGTTGCTACGGCTCGGCCTTCCGCCGCACCTACTGGAATTCGCACGAGGGCCGGAGCTGCTCCGACTGGATCCCGATTGAGGACTTCGTTGTGGCGTACGGACAGCGGTCGCAAGACCCGTCGCTGCGAGACGTGCCACGCTACACGATGGTCCAGCATCTCACGTTCTACGATATCGAGACGTACGGGGACCAGGGCATCTACTACCAGCCGTCCGTGCTGGCGGTGAAGCCAGAGGAACCGGACGGCGACAAATACGACTCGGTTCTGAAGAAGCAGCTTGAGAAGATCGACGGCTCTACGAAGCCGTCGAACGAGACGACGACGGAAGACAAGCCGCGCATGGTGCTCGAGCAGCACCGCATCTGGCGCATGCCGAACCGTCCAGACGTCAACCCGGCTTTCGACGGCAAGGCCCACCCGGTCATAATCACGGTCGACGAGCAGTCGAGGCAGCTTCTTCGCATGGTCCTACGCGAAGAGGACGACCCAGACGACTTCGCCCGCTTCCAGAAGGAGACCGCCGCTTACGAGGCGCACGTCTCACGGCTAGAGGCGTTCGTCAAAGAGGCGCAAGCCATCCAGACGATGCAGCAGGTTGCAGCCGCGACCGGCCGTCCGCTCCCGCCTGAGATGCAGCAGCAGCCGGTCCCCCCTGCGCCACCGCCTGGCATGCAGGTAGACGAAAGCGGCATGCCGATCGCTCCGAAGCCGCAGCGCAAACGTGAACTGTGCTTCTTCACGCACTACCGCGCGTTCCCGTCGGAGGGATTCTACGGCCTCGGCTTCGGCGACTTCATCGCCGGCATCAACAAGGCCGTCAACACGATCATCAACCAGCACATCGACGGCGGCACGCTGCGCAACGCGATGCCGGGATTCATCTCGGCGCAGATGAAAGGTCAGCGCGGGACGGTGAACGTCCAGCCTGGCGAGCTGATCGAGGTCGATGCGCCGATGGGCGCCATCCGCGACGGGATGTACTTCCCGGAGTTCCCGCCGCCAGACCCGTCAACGATGCGCATCGCTCAGATGCTCATCGAAGCGGCCGACAAGCTCGTGGCGTCGTCTGACCTGATGAGCGGTCAGACGAGCGGCGCGAACCGCACGGCAAAAGAGACCGAGATTCTGCAAGAGCAGATGATGATGCAAATCACCGTGCTAGCCCGCCGCATCAAGGAGGCGTTCAAGCACGAGCTGGACAAGATCTGGCGCATCTGGGGCGTGTTCCTTCCCGACGAGGAAGTCATGGACATCGTCGGTCCCGAAGGCGACCCGATGTCGATTCAGATCGGCAAGGCGATGTTCACGCCGAACGCGCACGTCATGCCTGCCGCCGACCCGCGCAGCAAGAACCAGCGGCTTCAAGAGACGATGGCCGTGTTCCAGGCGGTCTCGCAGAACCCATACCTGATGAGCCAGCCGCCGCAGATCAGAGATGCTCTCATGCGCGCCGTGACCGAGGACGTGCTACGGGCGCACGGCGCCGACAAGCTAGTCAAGCTGCTTCCTCCTCCC